TTGTCCAGCAGAAACACCACCAAAACGCTCAACAGGAGCCGCAGTCTGACCGCCATATCCTTGTGCCGTATAGCCAGTAGCTTGAGCTAAAGCGGCAGGAGATGCTTGCGCTCCACCAAACTGAGAAGCTGCATAACCTTGTGAACCCGCCAAAGAAGCAGGACCAGCATTGGAATATTGACCAGTAGTAGCGTTATAACCTTGTTGTGAAGCTAAGGCCGCAGGTGCAACCCTTGCACCACCATAAGCGTTATAGCTAACATTCTGAGGATTGTAATTAGCCGCTTGTCCCGCAACATCAAAAGCAGAGCGCATACCAGTAAACACTTCGCTATTAGGGTCAGCAAAGTTACGGGTTATTTGAGCGCCAGTTAACTGGTCTTGGTTAAAACCTGCAAACTGTCTTGGAGCTAAACCTGCGGCAACGCCTTGTGCGCTTTGCAAATTCTGCAAATAAGCTTCTTTAAATTGCGGGTCTAGTTTTGACTCTGAACTTTGTTTGGAACTGGATAAACTCATTTTATATCTCCATACTCAGGAAAACTCTTGTTTCAATCTTATAAATCTTGCTCATAACTTTTTCCCATCCTTTACGACCTGTCATTGTCATTAAAGTACAGCCTTCCATTTTTCCGTGTTTTTCAATATATGGAAGTATCCTGATAACCTCATCCATATCACCTGCCGCTAGGAAAACATGAATAGACTTTTTTTGGGGATAGGTAATTATTTCGGTAACGATGGCGGTATTAACACCAGGCCATAATTGCATTTCATCTTTATTGAGGGCCATTGCGACATCCTCAAGACTATGCGTTCCGTTGCCATATTCTAGCGCATTTAATAATAATTGCTCATTTTCTAAAAAATAAGGAACCCACCATTTTGGCTCCCCATTTTCTATAAATTTACTGCAATCAATCATCTCAAACTGCTAGGTTTTCCATCAAATCTAATAACACCAACTCGCCAATCAGTTAAATTAACGCCTTCAATCTTTGCTGCTACCTGCCTACCGCTTATACGTACTGAAGTAGGATTTGCCATTGAATATGGGCCATAATTGTATTCAGTTGCATTAGGATAGAACTTTGTACTAAACCGCACTTGTACGTCACCAGAAGTCTTCTCATCAGGAACTAGCCCTGTCAGACTCATAGTTCTATCTCCAACGCCTAACTCTACTGGTCCTGATTCAGCATAAATAGTCTGAGAATCATAGTTAAATCCAACTTCATGCTCATAGATGTATCCATCTGTAGACACCATAAGTGGGTTAGTAAAGATTCCACGATCAGTACCGCAAGTACGGGCTAAAGTCCCAATAGCCCAATGGTTTTCACGATAATTGTAAGAAACGTAAGAATCTACTTCATTTGAAGCTGAACTTGGGTAAAACCACCAAATCTCACCAAATGATGAGTTATGTACGCAGTAAACCTTTGATTGCTGAGTAGTATTTATATTGCTAAACACATAGTCAGAAACGTCAGAATTTAATGGTTTAACAAATCCATCGTATGTCCAGAATCCTGATCCTGACATCCAAATACAAGCATTATCAGTAGCCGCTACTGCTTGTTTAGAAATAACTCCACAACCCGTTCCTACACGTTCAAAGCTGTAAATGAACGGAGGACCAATGTAGGTGGCAGTATGTACGTCCACATCAGTAAACAAAATAGTAGCACCACGGATGCGTTTAGCACACTGCAATGAACCAATTGTTGTTAGCTCAAAGTCGCCTGCTTGGTTGGTAGCCGCAGGAGTCCATACAGTATTGTTTTCTTGGTCACACCAAGCAATACTACGTGGATTACCACTTGCTCCCAATGCAAATAGGAATCGTTCTTGAGTAACAACAAGACCAGTACAACTAGTTGGTGCATTGGTAATTGCTGCAGCATCAGAAGCAGTATTTAATTGCCATTCAAGTAACTTACCATCTTTAGACGAACAAGCTACTAAATATTGACCCCAAGTATCTAAACTCCATGTAGTAGCAGGGGTGTATGAACCTAAGTCTGGTCTAGCAACACCATAAGCAGAAGTTCCATATGTTCCATAACCATATCCAATTTTTAATACTGCACTTGCATCACCAGTTGTAAAACTAGCAGGAGTAATGTCAGTTAAAGTACCATTCTCATTCATGGAGTACAAATTAGAATGTGTACCAATTCCAATACGCCTGTTATTACTGTTATCTCGCCAAGTAATTAACCCACGAGCCATACCAGTAACTTGAGAAGTAGAACGCTTCCTCCAACCACCAATAGGACGTATAGTACCTTCATACCAACGTATCAAATTTGAGCCGTTCCAACGCCCCTTAGACTGATATTCAGTCCCATTTTTGTATACGCCTGGTGGAATTTGTAGTGGAATGTAAGCCATGTTTGTAGTCTATCAGTTAGGTAGGTTAGATACAAAGCTCATTGTAGCAATTGCAGATGGAATTGCTGGTCTAGTTGGGCTTGTTCCTGCAGCATATTGCTCAATAGATACACCTGTATCTGTAGTTCTCCACATAATTTCAATATAGTCAGTTGCATTTAAACTGGTAAAATAATTTAAAGCCATAATGATATGAAATGGATCTCCAATACTTTTTCTTGGTGATAATCCATATCTGCTGTTTGAGTTGGCAATATTTGTTCCATTTACTCTAAACCAAACATCTACATCTTGTGAGGCATTAGTTGTGTTTGTAAATTGAAGTGAAAATTGTAAGTTCCAAATTCCATCATCAGCTACAGTAATTCTAGATCCACTTGCTATAGTTACACCATTGGAAAAGTCTGTAGTATTAAATGTAACTGGATATGCTACTGTTGTACTAGCAGCAGTTTGATCTGTGGAATCTTGGAAAGCACCATAAGGTATATTTAAATACTTAGCCCCTCTCGGACCAGTTAAAGATTGGATTGAGTTAAGTAACTTTGTAAAAAACAACCTCAAAATACCATTGTTTTGATTCTGTAAATCCTGAGAGTAAGTAATACCTGACGTACCCAAACTAGGTATCGCTGGTATTCCTAACTGTTGTTTTACATTAGCCATTACTTCTTAATCCATGTTTGCCAAATAGCACCAGCAGCCATAATTACACCACCTATCCATAAAATAGGTTTGGCAGCAGAAGCTATCCAGCCAAGCACTTTAAAAGCACCTTGTAAGGCATCAAAAGCCTCTACAAGACCTTTTGTATTCTTGTCTATGTTATCTACTTTGTTTTCAACCGCAAGCAGTCTTTCGTAGATTTGGCTATGTGTAACTTCTTCTGTCATGGTGCATCATGCCAAGTTATGGTTTAAAAAGTAGTTACTGTTGATACAAGCGAACTTGTAGTTTCAGTCAAATTGGTTGTGTCTTCTGACCAAGTGTTAGAAGCCATAGTGAAGCCAGGTGTGGCACTTGTTAACCCACCAGCAGACTCAGTGAAAGACGTAGCCGAATAATAGTATGTAACTCCTGACAAAGTATATGTGCCAGTTTTAGAACCATCAGGTGGCAGTTTTGCAAAAAAGAAATTATCTTGGTACACAGCAGTATTGGCATTAGAATTACCAATCATATACAGTGTCCCACTTGCATCAAAAGCTAGATTATTAGCTTGTGTGCTAGTGTTCCTAGAATCTATTATGTCAGTGCCAAATCTTCTTTGCCATTGAATAGTTCCTGATGAATTGTATTTTGCTATAAAAGCATTTTCAAGATCAGGTGAGCTAGATCCAATATTGTAATAACCACAAATATAGGAATTTCCATTTGTATCTACAATTAAATTGGTAGCTTTAATTCCAATTCCACCATTGTATAACTGTCTATTCCATTGCAAAGTTCCAGATGAATTGAATTTTGCCAATGTTGTATAAAGGCCGCCTCTATCTCTTCCCGCAACATATACGTTACTATCTGAGTCTATTCCAGTACCCCAACCTTGTTGAACTTGAGAGTCGCCTATAGTTCTTTGCCAAACAAGAGCGCCACTAGAATTTAGTTTTACTAATAATATTTCTTGATTAACAACTCCACCAGTATCATAACTTAAACCAGAAAAATACACATTACCAGAAGAATCTACAACTATATTTCCATAAGTATATAAAATAATATTTGAACTACCACTCATAAGCCTTTGTTGCCACTGAGTAGTACCAGAAGAATTAAGTTTAATAATTACAATATTGTAGCCAGAAGCATTTAACCAATAAGCACTTATATATACATTATTATTTGAATCCGTTGTAATAGCACTAGTGTAAGCATCTCTTTCAATAGGAATATTACTAAATCTTTTTGTCCACTGAAGAGTACCTGATGAATTATATTTAATTACAGAAATAGTAATATATGTTGAGTCAGCTAATCTATTTAGATAGTAAACATTGTTACTTGAATCAACTGCTACACCAACTGTTTGATTGCCGTCAGCACTTACTACGCTATTTTGGCTTTGAATAACTCCAAGTTCATTGTATTTGGCTACCTGTCCAGTGCTATTATTAGATCCAGATATATACATATTTTTGGATGAATCTAGTGCTACACCAGTGCCATAGGAAGCTTGGCTTGTACCCTTCAACCTACCAAACCAATTGTTAGTAATGGATCTGGTAAAACCAAATATCTTTGCAGAAGCAGCGCCTAATGTACTAATTAGTGGCATTGCAACCCCTTATGCAAACTTAGTTAGCGAGGCCAACACTATATATGTTGCTGATGCTGTCTTAATGATTGTGTAACTGTAAATATCAATTGAACTAGCATTGCCAGCACTTGGCGTAGTGCCATTTTGCCATTTTGGTGTTACAGAAGATCCATCAATTTGCACGGCAGAGTTGTAGTAAGCAGTAGAGCCTTGAGTAACCAAGAAAGCTACAGTCATTGATTGACCTGTACTCATCAAAGTATTCAAAGATGTCCCGCTAGAAGCTCTAAAGTTAACTGTCCAGTTAGCACTTGCATTTGTTGTGTAGTACAAGACAGACTGAGTTGTGATGTCGTAGTTAATTGTTCCAGTAGCCGCTGTAGCAGATACTGTTACAACCTCTGCCGCATCGTTTAAAACAATAGCTGTTGCGGAAGATGAACCCGTAAATGTTTGTGTTCCAGTAAAAGAGTTATTTGCTGAAGTGCTAAATGGGGTAGCAGGAGTAGTAGATTGCCATGTTGTTCCATTGGAAGTAAGCAAATTACCAGAAGAGCCAGGTGCTACAACTTGCAATGCAGATGTTCCATTTCCTAGCAATACATTGTTTGCAGTTAATGTTGATGAACCTGTACCACCATTTCCAACGGGAAGAGTTCCAGTTACACCAGTAGTTAATGGAAGACCAGTAGCATTGGTTAAAGTACCACTTGTAGGTGTGCCAAGAATTGGGGTAACAAGTGTTGGCGAAGTTGACAACACATTGTTACCAGACCCTGTACTAGTTCCTACACCAGTGCCACCCTTTGCTACTTTAAGCAATGGACCAGCATCAAACAACGCATCTATAGAATCCAGATCAGTATTGATCTTAGTACCCCAAGAGTCTGTTGAAGCGCCTACTTCTGGCTTTGTTAAGCCTAGGTTTGTGGTTGTTGTATCAGCCATAATTTCCTCTTAATTTACTCTTGTCCAAGACTCTGATTGGTCTATAACTGTTGTCCATGTTTCTGACTGGTCTGTAATATCAGTCCATGACTCAGAAGTATCTGTTTCATTTTCCCATTTGTATCTGGCATTTGCAACAAGTATTGAAATGGAGTCAATATTTGCTGAAGTTTTAGTAGTATAACTAACACTAGATAAAAATGAACTTTCAGCATTTAACTGGATAAGTGCTGAATAGTCACATACTGCCGAACTTGAAATAGATGATAAAGAATTAATATCTGCTTGACCTGCCAATACTCCAATAACTGAAGTTTGTATACTTGATGTCGTTTCGCTTGTAGACGATGCTTGATATTTGGCGACAGCAGAAGCGTCTACAGTAGAGCTAGATGATAAAGAAATAGCTAAGTCTGTATATCCATTTTGCAAAGATGAAAATGGTGTTTCAGAAAATGCGCTAATCCCAAACATTTATAGCTCTTATTCTTTGAGGTTAAGCCCAAACCCTGCGCCATACTGCGGGAGCAGGAGTTACTTCATATGCTTGCAATACACTTGAATCTTCATCAGGCATAGTTCTTACGTTAACGTGCCAACCATCCAAAGGGATAGGCTCATAGGGGTCTGGTAGAGGGTCTGGTGCTTTCTGATACAGGATGCCTAGAACATCAATGTTGATGTAATTAGGGGTTGTATAAGCCTCAGAGACTACATTTCCCTCTTCATCTAGCACTTCAGCATGAGTTGTGTATAGAACAGCCTTAGCAGCTTCTTCAGAGGTAAATTTAAGATAGAAGTCCATGTCTTTGTCCTTACGAAGTCAATGCTTGAAGTTGAGCGTTGGTCACTCGCAGTGGGTAGTAGGCTAGTTTCTTGATAGTGCCGTTCAACAGATTTGAGGGACTTAAATGACGACCACCAATTTCAAAAATAGCAAGGTTATTCGCAACAGTTCCTGCTGTATCCGTTGCAACAGTTCCAGAATCCCTACTACCTGCAAAATCATTTACTTTACTTCCTGCAATGACTTTGTAAAAAGTGTTTGCAACAAATGCAGGGGTAGAAACATTACCAGTATCCCATTGTGAAGCACCATTTGAATATACTTGAAATCTACCAACACCATTATTAGTACCAGTAACAAGTCCAATTTCAAAATAATTATTAACTGTTGAATTGTCTACAGCACGAAGCAAACTTCTAAAAGCAGAACCGCTTAAAGAGGAAGCCTCTCCATAGAACGTACCCTCACCTGAGTTATACCAAGTGCTAAAGTTAGTACCTGTCATGCTTGCCGCATCAGCCGCCCGTGTGACTTGTGAGGCTACTGTTGGGATGTAGGAGGTGGCAAATGCGCCAGTCTCCATTTGAGCGCCCCAGATAAAAACACCTGAGAAACCATCGCCCGTATACGTTGTTGTTCCATCTGCTGTAGCAAGATAAACACGAATTCTTGCCGCTGTTCCTGATGATGTAAAAGTTAAAGTACATCTATACCAACCATTACCAACTGATGTAATTGTTGCTGATGGGCTACCTGTTCCTGCAACTGTTCCAACAGCACCTGTATTTAAATTGAAATAAGCATTTGCTGTAACGCCTGTTCCTTCTTGTAAATTTATAAAGTTACGTTCTGCTTTTTTAGCGTATATGCTTGTTGTGTATGTTGTTGCAGTTACAACTGTAATATCATTTGTACTTAACCATAAGTGAGTATTGGTTGCCGTTGTATCTTCAACAAGTTTTGCACAAGTTTGTGTTCCATCAGGAGCAATATTTGCGCTTGCAGTTGTTGATGCTCTTGTTGTTGACCAAGCCGCATTAGTAGGTGCTGAAGATTGAATAGAAAGATTAGTCCTACTCTCCTCAATCAACAATCCCAATGATTCACCAGTAGTAGGGTTGTTATCAAACCTTGCTACACCTGATGCCGCTGTTTGCAAAGCAGGAATGTAGTTTGTGATGGCTTGCGTTATTGTTGCTGTGTAGGCTGAAACTGCACTGCGTTGTTCAACTTGACCGCCCCATAGATATACACCAGATGTACCATCGCCTGTGTATGTAGTGTTGTTACTGGCATCCGCAAGGTTTAATTGCCAATAGCCAGTTCCAGTAGCAGTTGATGTTGCCGTAGCGGTAATTCTATACCAACCATTTCCAGCGTCTGTAATAGTAGCAGTTCCAGTTCCTGATACATTGGTAGTTGTAACACCAGTTAAATCAAAACGTACTGAGTAAATAACTCCAGTTGCTTGACAAAAGAACACAACTTTTGTTCTACCATTTGCTTTTACATAGGTAGACCATGTGTATGGTAAAGCAGTTGTTCCTGAAAATGTTTGGTAAATATTGTGGCTTCCCGTGGTAGTGTCTTCAGTAAAAGTGTCAGCAGTTGTTGTTCCATCAGGAGCCGCAGTACTATTGGTAGTACTGCTTCCTCCTGCTTTAGTCCAAGAGCCAGATTCAAGTGTCTGACTTTGCAAAATCAAATTTTCTTCAGCTTTAGCAGTAGTTACACCATTGTAAAAACTAGCTGTACTTGCTCTAGTGTAGGTAATGCGAGGGTCTAATTGCTTAGTATTAGCAAAGTCAAGCAACAATGAAGGCTTGATTGCAGGGAAGTTGGATTGGATTGCCATGTTCTAGTCTCTAGTAAGAGGGATACCATTTAGCAGTGGTTGCGTCATAAGTCATTATTAAAGCTTTACTAACAACACCTGTCGTTGCAATAGCGATATTCCCAGATGTTCCAGTTGACCATAATCCAGTTGGAATAATAGTAATCTGACCACCACCCACAAACTCAGCAGGAACTGTAATCGTATTAATTGTTGTTGTACCTGAGACAAAAACAATAGGTGTTAAAGGCTGAATAGTTGCCGCTGATGCGATCGTTGGTGCAGGGTTTAATGTTGCATCCATTCCGACAACATCTTTGTAGGCCATCTTGCCCAAATACTGATTCAATGGAATCTCATTAGCACCAGTACCAATGTCTGATTGGTCAACAACTAGGTACTGTGTACTACCTACTGTTTGGCTTATTGTTCCATTAGAAACTAACTTTGATGTGTTTGTGTTTGTTGTTGTTCCAACTAATAGATTTCCAGATGTATCAAGCGTCATGCGGTCAGCACCGCTATTATTTGTTTGCCAAGCAAAATAACCACCGCCATATAAAGCCGCATAGGTAATTTTGTTTGACGATGTATCTACTGAATATCCGTATGAAATAGTTGCATCAGTTTGTCTAAATGTTCCACCAACATGAAGTTTTGAACTTGGTGATGTAACGCCTATTCCCAGACCTGTTGAGGTGAGGCGCATTTGCTCAGTATCGCTTATGAGCCATTTAACAGCACCTGCTTGCGAAGTTCTTGTTTGAAAATCTAAACTACTTGTTTCTAAATACCAATTTGCTGTAGCGGCAGTATTTTGAAGTCTAAAACTTGATCCAGCTAATCCATTTATAGATGTTGTTGATCCAGTTAAAGTAAAACTTGTGCCATTAAAAGTAAGCGTACTTCCAGTAGTTAATGCACTTGTAGATGTAGCATAAGGAATACCACCTGATGTAAATGATGTTAAGCCTGTACCACCACTTGTTGTTGGAAGGATTGAACTGTTTGTTGCTACTAGTGTTGTTCCATCCGCATAAATAGAACGGCTAGATGGATACGTAACAAATACATCTTTAGTGCCAGCAGTAAAGTTAACCAATGACCCAGAGTTACTTGAGGCTAGTACAGTCGTGCGTGATAGCGTCGTGCCAGAAGAGGTATACGTACCAATACCAACTTCCCAACTACCACTAGAAGAGTCAGAAATTGTGTAATACGTTGTATTTCCATTACCAATAGCAGCAAAGCTTTGAAAGCCCGTTACTGCTCCATTTAAAGTAATCGTGCCTGTACCAGTAGTAGAGGAGGTTTCTTTAACCCGATCTTTTAGTACCAATGCCATGATTAACTCAATGTAATATCAAGATCACCAACTGGAATACGCAAAATATCACCAGTACCGATTATTTTGCTTGTTGTTAAGTCAGAAAAAGCTAAAAAGTTACCTGATGTTGAAGCATCAAAAATACCAATAGCAACAATAGTTCCCCATGCGGCAGTAGCGGCATCAAACTCAACTGCAGCAGAGTTAGTCGCTAAAGTAGAAGTACCACTCACTGTAAAAGCGACTGATTTACGTACGTATGCGTTACCAGATACCTCTGTACCGCCACCAACGTCAGTAGGAGCAGTTGTGTATAACGCTACATATAAAGTAGTTGGAGGTGTATAAGAAGTGTTTGTAAAAACGTGTTTTAAAACTTTGTCTTCTAAATAATCAGAAAATGATCCAGCCATTTTTTACCCCAAAGATCGGGCACGAACAATAGGAGTAGAACTAACAGATGCCCTTTGATCTGCTATTTCTATGTCGCTAATGGAGGTAATATACATTTGACCCCATACAGCAAGACGCTCATCATCTTTTAAATATGGGCTTGCCTCAAGCAATGCACCATATAAGTACAAGTCTGGGGCATAAGTAAGAAGCCAGTTGCTTGTGTTTGAATCACTCAACGCAGGAATTTTACCATAATAGGTCAATTCACCCGTATAACCAGTATCTGGAGTTGCAATTACTTCTATCTGAGTACCGACAATAGTGTAATAAGTTGGCTTTCCAACTGCAATAATTTTGTCCTGACGCAATTCATTTGCTTGCTTATCAGTTACAAACTCCATATACGTAATTGGGCTTGTGTTTAAGATAAACTCTTTAGCCTGTAGCCAATCTGTTGGATAAGCAAAATACTGCGTATCAATAGTGGCAGTAGCACGTTTAACCATCTGGCGAGTACGCAACTTGCGGTTAAATTTGGCTTCTGCAAGAGTAATAAAGCTAGGAATAACGGAAGTCAGATCATCCCGATTAAGATAATCCGCTATTGTTGCTTTAAGTCCCGCAAAAGTATCAAGTGCCATTTTCTACATCCCTACACGCTAGTGTATGCTCATGTTTGAACTCAAATGTTCCAATATGGAAGATCTCTTTTGAAAGATCTTGATCCACATATGTTTTATGCCC